ATAACTCTTCAAAGACCACAAAAGTTTCATAACATATTTGTTTAGATAGTAGAAGTTTGAAAAAGATTGGATGTTGACCTCCATTAACCACAAAAAGGTCATCAAAAGACAAGCGCTTATTATCCATATTATTCCTAATACTATTACACTCATTCCTAAACTGATAAGTAAAACTATCTTTACGCTTCTTGTAATCAAAGTATATATCGTGGCCATCAGACTTAGCAAGATTGCCAATCCAGGCTTTATCTTGGTGTAGAAAGTTTGACACAAAGAAGTCAACTGCTTCTTCTGCGTTATATTTTTTAGAAAGTTTGTGAAAGAAGTATTTGTCATTTCGTTTTGTAAATGTTTCTAATTTGCAATTGACTTTACCTCCATATGTGATATAGTCATATGTTTCGGTAGTAAAGTGAAGTTTAATACCCAACCAAATTTTAAATACATCAAATCCTCCATACATTATACAGGTAGTTCGCTTGTTTTAGGTAACAGATTTAACTTCTGACACTCTAAAGCAACCTTCTCTTTTAATGCTTTGTTAATTAATGGACCGACCGTAGCTGTGTCAATCTCTCTTTCTTCGCAATAAAGAACGATAGCATCCATATAAGATGTTTTCTTCTCTTTTTTGAAGGCTTCTATTTCTAAACTAAATTGTTTACTATTCATATTCTCACTATACTATAACTAAAGGGGTTTGTCAAGCACCAATACCAGGTTTAATTTCATATTCTTCCATAAAATCTTTTGCGTCTTCTTCAGGCATTTCAGCACAACCTATGTTGATTACCTGTGAAGTATCACCTTCTTCTCTTAATTTGTACATAAGACCACCATATAAACCATTATGATTTTGATTAACAAAACTCATACATTCTGGTAGACTATCAAACTTATAAGCAGCGTGATGTCTAGGAAAAGTTTCTCCTTCTGCGTTCAGCAGAATTGCTACAATTAAAAATACCGTTTTCATTTATCTCTCCTTTGAAAACGAGAAGTTTCTGTTGCCAAGTACCTCTCAAACTCCGTTACCTATTAACTAGGCAGCAAGGGCAAAATTTGCTTCGCCATTTAAAATTGCGTTTGAGTTCGCCAACTATTAATCTCCAATGGGTCATCTGCGTCTGTCAATCCTAACACACCCCCCATAAAAACACTAGCGATACTTACGCCACAGATATAACCAATACTTTAACATAGCAGTTCTCCTTCTACTAGTGTGTTTATGGTGGAGGTGTCGGGAGTTGCACCCGAGTCCAGTCCGGTTCTTACACCACCATCAACAATTAATCCTTTTTAATCTTATCGCAAGTATTCTCGTCAGCATAAAGACCAGTCTCTTTGTCGTATAACCAAACATATGAGTATGCAATGCTATTGCCTTTCTCTATACATTTCTTACCGAAAGAAACTCTTGGTTCCTTTATACTACAAGCACTTATTAAACTTGCAATAAAAATAATACTAATCAGTTTGTACATTTACTTCCTTATAATTAAATATTCCGTACACTATGCACTTTTCTCCTTGTGCTGGTGTCTCAATAATGGCCATTAACTGACCATCTTCGTTTATCCAATGAGATATAGCATAAACTATATCACCATCTTTAGTGCCACCATTTCTTCCAAACCCAACACTATGTGGTTTCATTTTATTTGCGTCTAAAAACTCATTCATTTGAACGGCAGTAGTACACAACATAGGTGCTTGGCTGTTATAGAATATATTGTTATCGGCACTTACATAATTACTTGTCATCAAAAACATAATAACGAGTAATAATTTTTTCATTGTTTCCTTTTGTTTTAGAAACAATTAATGTAATTTATTTCGCTGTCTCTAACTTTTTGTTCTCGTAATATTTATAAAAGTTTTCAATTGATTCTTTCAATTGTGGTTTGTAATCTTCTGGTTTCTTAATCCACTCTTGCATAGAACCATCTTCTCCTGCGATTAATATGACGATTTGTTCTATCGGTGTACCGAATATCTCTTCATACATAATTGCATAGGCAGTTGTCTGTAAAAAGTAATTATCAATCCACTCTTCAATCTTTTCTTTGTTGGCAGTTTTGAAATCAATTACTGAAAGTTTGTCTCTATATTGAGCGATACAATCAACTTGACCTGCAAGTGTTAACTCTTTAGAGTACATAATCTCTTCAATCAAGTGTACATCACCAATGTTCTCTAGGTAGGGTCTCATTAACCTGAATAGACCAAGAGGTAGTACACCTCTTTCACTAGGTGTTTCACCTTTGATATAGTTCTCTACTAGATTGTGAGTTGCTTTACCACGATTTGCGGCTCTTCGCATTTCAAAGTTGGCGACATCTTCACCGATACTTTCTCGCCACTTCTTTAGACCTTCTGTTTTTCTGATACCTAAAATAGAGGTTACAGAAGGATAATTCTGTCCGTCAACTTCGTAAAAACGAACACCGTTTTGTCTACGACCTTTTGTCTTTGGTAGTAGGTCTTTGTTCAAATCAACAAACTTAAATTCTTTAGCCATTATATTAATCCTTATCTTATTTAATTATCACTTATTATATCATCACACGATACATTTGTCAAGCACCTAACCTTTTTTAGCGTACATATTAATTATATCGTCTTTAGAAAACTCACCAAGCGCTCAAGCAGGTTTGTATTCTTCGTATTGTGTCTTACCTTGGTCGTTTCTAAATGCTCTTAAAGTCTGTTTTCTATTGTCTGTAGTAGACTTATATGAGCAATGAATCCAACCGCTGTTAGGTTCGTCTGTCTTATGGTACTCCAATATCAATTGGTCAAAATCTAAATTTTCAGATATCCATTTTGCTAGTTCAGCATTCGGTACCCCAAAAATTTCAAAATCGGCCGCTTGACCTTTGGCGTGCTGTGAGTTAACACTACTTCCAATAGATACACATAATTCCTCACTTCGGAATCCACTTGATACCGTTACCGGTGTAGCGTAATGGTCTCTTACTGGTTGTAAGATGTTTTCACATAACTTTTGCATAGCAGTAATTTGGTCGTCATTAGGATTGTTATTAATACCTTTCCGTTCCGCTGTTTGCGAAGCAGTTAGTTCCTTCAGACTAAAATTCTTACTTAATTTCATTTAATTTTTCCTTTGCCTTTAATTTAAGTTTCTTACCTTCTTTGAGTTGTTTCCAAGTCTCAAAACTTCTATCATTATTTCTTACTTGTTCTAATACATTCACTTCCTTTTTCAGTTCTTTGTGTGCCATTTTACTGGACATAAATTACCCCCTTGTTAGTTTTAGTATCTTCTCAATCTGTGCCTTAATAATTGGTCCTCTATTTGGCCAATGAATATAAGGTTCCTCCGTTTTAGATAAGTTGTATAGAAAAGGTAAAACGATTTTCTCTAAATCTTTAAATCTCTTCGCAACATCTTCATCTGTTAGTTCTTTTGTTATAGTATCTTTTTCAGCAACTATCTGCATAATTTCATTCATCGCTGACTTTATAGATGATACATCATTTTTAATATTAGATAGTTCAGCAGATTGACTATCTATTTTCTTTGGGTCAATGCCTGGTTCAGATTTAGGTACTTCTGCAACAGCAGGTCCTACACCCCAACTCTCGTCATTTAAATCAAACCCTCGCATATAATCTGGTATGTCTTTAGTCATCAAGGTCCTCCTTTTTACTCTCTTCAAGTTTTATTAAAGCGTGTTCTCTAATGTTCTTGTCTGTTGTCGCCATAACACCCAAGTCAAAAGCACTATACGCCATACTTGCACTATTCTTACTTGCAACTGCACTAGTCATACCACCTACCGTAAACAAACTTGATAGGTTTGCACTACAACCAGTAGTAAGGACGAATAGCAATATTAGTAATAACTTGTTCATTTAATCTTTCGGTAATATTTTATGTTTTTGTAATACTTGTCTCGTCTTTATTTCTTTGATAGACCTTTTGCCGTGTTCGGCTGAGAAGTTGGTACCAGGATTTCTTTCTGCAATCTTTGATTGAAGTTCTTTCCATCCACTATCGTTTTTAAGTCTACTACTATATCCTGTTCCACTAATGATATTTATAGAAGTGACCATCTGCTGAATATGTTTATTCTTCTTTAGGTACTTCTCTTTTTCAGAAATACCCATTAATTCAGTAAATTCTTCACCTGTTTTTGTGTTTTTAAACGAATATGTTGGCATTATGTTCTACTTCAATGTCAAGTGAAATTGTACTTGTGATACTGCTTCTGCCATATCTTCAAGTATAGAAAGTAAATCTTCGTACTGGTTTAATTCATTCTTTTGCGATAAGTCATAAGACGCTTTCGCTAAATCTTGTCCGTATTGTACGATTTCAGATACCGTATGGTCACACGATTGATAATTTTGTAATGTGTGTTGACCGCTTTCAATGTGTATTCTTGTATTTGCATTACCTTGGTATGTTTCTACAAGTCTATCGTTTAGAGTATTTAATTTTGTATAGTATTCACCAAGTCCTTCGTGTTCACTATAACTTTTTGTTTGCCAATGGCTCAATTGTATATTATTTAAATGTACAATTGTTTTTCCTACTAATGTTTCTATCATCATAATTGTTCCTTATTCTATTTTTTATTTATAATATCTTTATGATATTGTGTTAAAGCGTTATCTTCATCTGTTGCTTTCTTTGGTTTGTATGTCGCAACAAGAAAGGCTATAAAGAAACCTACAATCGTAACCGTCATACCGATTACAAAAAAGAGTAAACCATACTCAACTTGCATTAGCAACTCCTTCTGTAAACCATTCAGGTGCTTTACCAGGATGTGACCATCTAGCAAAGTCTACTTTTTTCATAATATAATATTTACGGTAACTTGCAACTACATCAATAACACCTTCATTGAAGACTTTACATTCTTCAGGCATAGCAGGTGTTGGTAGTGTTGCAATTTTGTTTAGTGTTGCATT